AGTGAGCCTGTAGCTCCTGACGAATAACCAAACCTTGTACAATTAGAAGTAATTTGTTATATTCCGATTAAGGCATAGTCTGATTTAACAGATTACTTCTCAACTCCTCTCCAAAATTAGTTATGCCTTTTCATCTTGGCCAGTCCAACCTTCCTCGAATTTCTCTTCTTCTTCCATATCGGTTTCTGCATCTATGTCTTCCTGGATCTGTGCCGGGCTGGGATCCGGAGATTTATTTTCTAGACTAGCCTCCACAACATTACCCAGCAGCTGTGACAACCTGGCTTCTACTTCGTCCCGACTCATTTGATCTACCTTGCCAAACATTACCTCTTTACGATCTACAATTAAGCCCCCGACTTTCAAAAGTGAGTTCTGGGCAGATATTGCCGCGTTAAAAGACCCCGCTTCCATTGCCTTGTCTCGAATATCATAGAGATCTTGGACAGCTCTATCGTAATTGAGTTCATACTTCTTCTTTGCCTCGTTCATTAGATAGTTATATTCTTTACGAATAATAGGCTTGTTCATGAGTTTGTTTGCGGCCTGACGAGGTGATGTGTAACCGGCTTTGTAGGCACATTCTACTAATGATAGTCTTGGATTATTAACTGAGATCCAGATAAAGTTGCGTTGTCGTCTATTGAGGGAGTTGTCGAGATTACAATACTCTATGGGAGCTTCTTCTTCAGCAGAAATTATAGGTTCATATTCTAAGTTATTTTTTCTATATCCCATGTTTGCATATTAGAGTAGGAGTAAGTTTTATATAATACCTACCCCCACTTTACCCTAAAGTGTATTGTGAGGATACTTGAAGAGTCTATTACTAGTCAAGTAGTATCTCATATATTTAGTAAGTTTCTTTCATTCTCCTGTGCCAAAAATGAAAAAAATACAATAATCGTCAAAAGCCCATTCTTATCATGTTTTTAGCTGTCATGACATTATGACAATAATAGACAATAATCTATTTATTCACCGTTCTGTCAATATATTGTGCTAAAAGCTCATCAACCAGGTCTGCAAGATCATTATCTTTATACTCCAGACTAAGCTGTGATATACAAAAACTTAAACTAGCCAAGATTATGTTAAGACGATCTTCACCCCGATAAACCATGTGATCAAACATAGTATCTAATCTGTGTATTACTTCTTGGAGTGAGGGCTTACCCATCTTGTCTTTGATTTCAACAATCTTTGGCATATCGCATCTTACCACGATAATTTAAAGAAAAGCTAATACTAGGGCCTAGTTACCTTCATAATCCATATTCTGAAAAATATGTTTGATAACTGCAACTGTCCAACCATTGCCAAGCATCTTATATCTTTGAGTGTTAGATACATGGTTTGTGTAATCGTCTGGGACTGTTTGCAACCTTTCACACTCTTTAGGAGTAAGCTTACGCCAATGTAGTTCGTCAACACTATCCCATTCATGTCTGTCATAAGACCCTCTACCACCAGATCTAACTGTTTTAGACTTCTCTCTTATAATACTTATCTCATGATCTTTGTTTAAACTAGGCGTTACTGTTCCAACCTTGCCATCTTTTCTTGGCTCTAGCTTCTTAGATCTAAAAGGTGTGTGGTCTTTACCAGTTTTAAGTCGAACCATCTTTCTCATCTCTTTGGCCTCATCTGTTCTTACTTCTCTATATGATTGCACAGCTACCTTTGGCTCTGTATTACCGCCACCACAAGTTGTTACCGTAGGAGATTTACCATCTGGACTATAGACTCGTTTAAGTATGTCATGTCCATTAATGTCTGTAGCTATGCCTATTTGCTTAGGCTTAGTCTCTATGTATTGCTCGGTATTACTTGCTGTGATTGTCGGAGACTTACCATTTTCGCTATAAACCCTTTGTTTGGTTTCATATACACCATCTCTGTATTCAAACTCCATGACTTCTTTGTCAAAGATATTTGTCTTAATACCTAGCACTTCCTTTAGTTTTAGCCATATATTATCCCCAGGAATTGCAAAGCTACTATCAGTCCTAAACCAATGCTCAGCTTTTGTTACTGGCATGTTGGTTTCTTTTGCTATCTGTTTGTTTGTTTTACCAGACTCTTTCTTCATCTGTCTTAATAGATGTTGTAGTCCAGATATGTTGACTTCATGCTTCCTAACCTTTACTTCTTCCACATTCATACCTACTTTAATTGGCTTATTAACCAACTGCCTTCTTGATTTTTTTTTGTATTGTTCAACACTAGCACCTTTGTAATAGTTAGCATCAATGCAATGTGATTTATCTCTCTCACTATCAAAGTTATCCTCTAGTATGTCTCTTAGCACTATGCCTTGATCCTCGGGCTCTTGTATTCCTGGAATGTTAGTCCAATAAAACCTTTGTCTTGATTGAGCACTTAGTAACGAACTGTTTATAAACATGGGCTCTATGCCAAAAGCTATCTCTGGATAACACTCTGAAACTTGTTGAGATATAACCTGTAAGAACTCCTTTTTCATTCTGACATTCTCTAATAAAAAGTATTTAGGCTTTATTTCCTTCAACAAACGAATGAACTCAAAGAACAATGCAGATCTAGGGTCATCAAAAGCAAGCTGTTTACCTGCAAAACTAAAACCTTGGCACGGAGAACCAGCTATCATTAGATCTACATCTTGATAATCTTTAGCATCTAAGTTGCAAATATCCCCGACTTGCACTATCTCTGGATAGTTGGCCTGACTAACTTGGATAGCATACTTGTCTATCTCACTTGCATAATATTTTTCTACTGGTATACCAAGCTGATCAAGTGCAATGCGGCCACAAGACATACCATCAAATAGACTTAATACCTTCATATAATAGAGTCTAAAGAATTATCCTCGTTATAAAAATTCATCAGCTCACCTTGTGCATCTGAACTACCCATGCCTACATTAATTATATGGTATTTCTTGTATGATCTTAGAATTGAGTCAGTCTTCTTATTGTTGTAATCATCTACAGCTTGTTCATAAGCTAATCTCATCATCATGTATAAATCGTTTGTTCTACCCATTTTTTACCTCTCTTTGTTACTTTATGTAATTTACTTTGTTACGCATAGTAGACATTATACCTATTATAAGTTAATATACAAATTATAAACACATAGGAGTAATTATGAGTAAAAAAGAAGTAACTATAACTGACATCATTGACGAAGTAGTTAGTTATACAAACCCATCTAAGGAGGACTTAGAGAAACAAATAGAACAAGATAAGATTAATTACCTTGTATGGCAATGTGGTGTTGCTATCAAAGAACTACAGGAAGCAGTAGATAAACTTGCTGTTCAAGACCAGGAGGCATCATGAGTAAAGTATGTCCACATGACAAGCTTCGTACTGAACTTTATAAAGATTTATTAGATCTAACAGAAAAAGCACAAGACTTAGGCGTACAAGAATTAGTATGGTTTGGCATATCTTTCTTTACCCAAATGGCACTAGATTGTGCACCAAGTGTAAAAGCAGGTAGGCATTTAGTTAAAGAAGCTGCAAAGACTGTAAGGAAGGATGTCTCATGAAGTTACCACAAATACTAGAAGAACAACCACATGTAGTAGTAGGAGATGCTTATTATTTCCCTAACATGTCTAATAACTTTTATCACAGCAGTCCAGGAATATCCTCGTCTAGCATTAGAAGGTTTAGTCAAAGTCAGCTACATGCATTGGAAGAAGTTATTGAACCAACCTCTGCTATGAACTTTGGATCTGCTGCACATTCCTTGATTGTTGAGGGTGAAGGAGCTTTCTTTAGTGATGTAGTAACTATAACCGGATCTCCATACACTAATAGCAATAAAGCTTTAAAGCAGGAAAGTCTTGCTAAAGGCCTAACTGTTATTAATGAGAAAGATAAAGATACTTTATATAGCATGAAGAACAGTTTAGTGCCTGAAGCAAAAGCATATCTAAATCCAGCTAAAGATTACCCAGAAGTATTTGATTCACCTTACGAGGTATCTATATATTGGTTTGAACAAGGTTTGTTATGTAAAACTAGAGCAGATGTAGTGTTAAATCCGTTTAATAAACCACACGGAAAGAATGCTATAGTGCTTGTAGATTATAAAACTACCATTGATTGTTCTGTAAGAGGCTTTACTAACTCTGTTAGAAGGTACTCTTATGATCTACAGGCCGCTTGGTATAAGAAGGGTTTTGAGAGTGCAGGCTTTGAGGTTCATGACTTCGTGTTTGTTGCACAAGAAAAGAAACCACCTTATGCAAATAAACTGTTCAAAATGAACCATACCGATATGGAAATAGGTTGGAACTTTTTGAGTGAATACTTAGAAGATTACAACAAAGTCTTAAATGGTGCACCAGCTACGATATATAACAGTCCTAATGTTGTAGATCTTGATACTGGTAATTTTTACAGAGAAGAAACTGATGAATGAAGAACTAATAACAAAAATAGCTAAGTATGAGGAACAGATTACCTGGCTCAAAATAATGCTAAAAGAAACTGAAGATAACTTGTTTTGTGCAAAAGCAGAACTAGAGGAACTAAAAAATGACGGATAATGTAAATCACCCACCACACTACAAAAAAGGATCTATTGAATGCATTGACATTATAGAGGCCATGCTAACTCCAGAAGAGTTTAAAGGTTACTGTAAAGGCAACTCTATTAAATATACTTATAGAGAAGATCATAAGGATGCAAACATAGAAGATATAGACAAGGCAGTTTGGTATCTAAACAGGCTTCGTGACAAGCTGGAGAACATGTGATCAACAGATTTTACGATTTTATAGATAAATTTTTAGAGTGGTCTTTCCAAAGAACAGCTAACAAAATGTCAAGGAGAAACAAATGAGACTACAATTTAATAAAGAAAAACAAAACACCCAAGGTGTGCAGTTTAGAATAGATCCAATTACCAACCAAAACCTAACTGCATTAAGAAATTATTATTCTGAGCAGGCAGGCAGAAGAGTTACAACAGGTGAGATTTGTAAGCAATTAATTAACCTGCATTCAGAGGAAATAAAAAAGGGGCAATAAGCCCCTTAATCTTTTACACCCTTATTAAAAAGGTGGGACTGCTTCCCTAGGCGGACTCATGTCAGCATCAGCTTCTGGCAAATACAATCGGATCTTAGTCTTCTTAGTATTTACTACACCGTTATCACCCTGGAACTGATCATCAACTTGTTCAGTCTTTATGATCAATCTTTTACCCACAAAATCACTATGATCTTCTGGATACTTCTTAAAGCCAACAGCCTTAGTAAGCCTGGTGAATATCTCCGTGCTTATACGCTTATTGTCCTCATTAGTAGCCCATAGGTTATACCATTCGTTATGATCACGATACTTACCGCCATCAATATTAAATGTTACTTTCAACGTCCAGTTACCTGCATTGGATTTATATTTATCCGTTGCAATAACCTTTGCATTATGTTCCCCATCAGGGGCAAGAGGTGCGGCCGAAGACATCTCCTCTATATTTTCAAAAAATTCTACATCACTAAAATCAGACATTTGCTTCTCCTTTATTGTCATTGATTAATGTAAACCCTAACTTTTCAATTAGAGCACTTATGTCAGGCTTCTCGAAGTTTTCGAGTTTGCCACTACGATCTTTGGCTTGATAGCCTTGACCAAATGTAGTTTGCAACCACCTTATCTGCACGTTCTTACCATCTTCATCTTGATCTTCAATAATTCTTAGAGCAAGCACCTCGTCAAAGAAGTAAGTAATTTTAGCTCCTAACTTAGTGCCGACCATTGCTGGTGCATGTCTAAGTATGCCATCATCATTTACTACATCTTCTTTGCAAAGAAATAACACATGCATATTTAGATCTCTAAAAGCACGCATTAAGTTCGTTACAGATTCCTGAACATTACCATAGGCCATACGTGGATCTTTGCTACGAGATTTCTCCCATGTCAATAAGATCTCACTTATCTCAGATACTGAATCTAAGCATACTGTGTCGTATTGTAATTCTCCAGACTTTAAAGCATCATGCAGTTGCATAACCTCTGACGCTTCTTTCACTTCAATAGCTTCCACATTCTTTGCATCTCTAATAGATAACAAACCAGCTTCAGCACTTATTACAAGTACCTTGCCTGGAGCAGTTTTAGCTAAAGTTGTTTTACCCGCTCCAGCCATTCCATACACCAAGATTTTTGCACCTTGGTCTTGAACTAACTTTTGCGGAGATACTATTCTATTTGATAATTCCATTCTCAATCTCCTTTATTTAAAATTAACTTGCATATTATATAACACATAGATACAATATGTAAAATATTATTTTTACAATATGTTGAAAAAAAGGAGAAGTAATGACAGACGACAACAAAGCCGTTCAGACATGGGAAGCAAATTATTATTTTAGAATAAAAACACTTGCAACAAAAAAACTTAAGGAATATGAAACTATGGGGATTAAACCAAACCACACCGATAGAAAGGTAAAGAAGTATTCGCTTAGAGATTACATAGAGTTCTTAGGACAAAAAGAAGCTGCGATAAAGTTCGATTGTTCTGAGGCATCATGTAAGTCTTGGAGATATGGATATAGACAACCTACTATTAATCAAGCAAAACAAATCATACGAGCAACTGATGGAAGATTAGATTACGAGTCTATATATGGACCTGTATCTGAAATCTTAGACACAGAAACTTAGTGTGTTTCAGCTCAATGTAACTGAGGACGATACATCCTTAGAGCAAGCACTTGCCTACTATGATGATGGATATAATGTTGTACCTCTACAGAGATCTAACAAAAAGCCACCATCTTTTCTAGGTAGTTGGGAGCAATATAAAGAGTCCAGACCCTCTAGAACCCTTGTAGAATCATGGTTTAAGGATAGGGACAACCTTCAAGTTGCTTTAGTTTGTGGTAAGTTTGTAGTCGTAGATGCTGATTCGCCAGAAGCTATGGACTGGGTAGAAAAGAATATGCCTGCTTGTCCATTTAAAGTTATAACTGGTAAGGGTATGCATTACTATTATAACAATCCTGAAAACTATACCACCTTTGCTACCAGAAGAACCAATGACACACCTATTGAAAGATTGATAGATATTAGAGGAGTTGGTGGTTTAATTATAGCTCCATGGAATAGACATGCTAATGGTCAAGTTTATAAACCAGTCACCTTTCCTGATTGGAAAATCTATGATCACAATGATCTACCAGACTTTACAGATGTTGAGTTTCAGAAAATTACAGGTGTGCCTAAGACTGAAACAGGAATACAAACTGCACCCTTCTCATTAGATGGCGTGCTTGAAGGATCAAGAAATGACGGGGCTGCTAGGATATCCGGCTACCTTATATCTAAGAATGTTAATTTAGAATTTGTAAAGATCTTTCTACAAAACTGGAACAAAAATAACAATCCACCTTTACCACAAGAAGAAATAGATGCTGTAGTTGAGAGTGTTAAAAGCACACATGACAGAAAAAATAAGATAGCACCATTGTTTATACAGGCGACTGAATCTATACAAAAACCCAAAGACCTATTTAACCCTCCAGGTTTGCTTAAAGATATGTTTGAGTTCTGTGAAGATATAGCACAAGTACCACAGCCGGAACTATCACTTGTTGGTGCATTAGCCTTAGCTAGTGTTACCTGTGGCCGCATATATAGAACCAACATGAATAACTTTTCGTCTATGTATTTCATGGGTATAGCTAAGTCTGGTCAAGGTAAAGAGAATATTAAAACATTCGTGGAAGGTGTCCTTAATGCAAGTGATCACGAAAAATTAGTAGTAGGAGATGGTTACACATCTAGTGGAGCTGTGCATTCAGTATTAAAGATGCGCCCTACACAGATAACCATCATGGATGAGTTTGGTAAAAGACTAGAGGCTATCAGTAATTCTGGGAATACTAACAAAGAAGATGGAGTGCAAACACTCATGGAAGCTTGGGGTCGTTGTCATGGTGTACTAAGACCAGACAACTACTCTTTAATGAATGTGCAAGAACAATACAAAGAAATGATGATGAATCGTGTAACCCATAAGCCAGCCATAACATTGGTTGGGCTATCAGTACCTAAGAATTTTTACAGTGCCTTAAATGGAGGTAGGATTGCAGATGGCTTTCTTAACAGGTTTGTCGTTGTTGAATCAACTGAACCACGAAGAGTTGGTGAATTAAAAAGATATAAAGCACCACCAATATCTATAGTCAACTGGGTAAACTATGTAAGACGACAAAGAGGATCTATGAGTGATCTATCAAGAGACAATGCAGAGATGGACTTAGATCAGATAGTTATTAAGTTTGATAGAGAATCAGAAGAGATACTACAAGACTTTGCTAGAGAAATAGTTAAACGACAAGATATACTTGAAAAAGATAACCTAGAGCCTCTTCTAAGCCGTTCTAAGGAGAAGGCCATGCGTTTGTCATTGTTATGCACTCTTGCTTCTAACCCTGATGCACAGAC